ATAATCTAAAATGTCAAAAAATTTAACACCAGAAGAGTTACAGAATTTACAAGCTCTTAATCAAGAATTTACTCAAGTAAAACTAAAATTAGCTGATTCAGTTTATCAACAAGTTTTATATACAAAAGACTTGGATACAATAAGAGAAAAGTTTTCAGCTGTTGAAAAAGAGTTGTCAGAAAAGTACGGAGCTAATTCTGTTATTGATTTAGCAACTGGAGAAGTAAAAGAAAATCAACCAGCTGAAACAGCAGAGGTTATAGAATAAAAAAACATGGCAAAAATTAGCAACACATCAGCGTACCCAAATATTACAGTTATTGACTCAGACGATTATTTAATTCTTACTGATGCAGAAAATAATCTAATGACTAAGTCTTGTAAAATTTCAACGCTTTCTAATTTTATAATAGATGGTGGTGTTGTAAAATTAATTGCGCCAGATAATAGTGTTTGGAGACTTTTAGTTAGTAATACAGGAGTTCTTTCAACTGAGGCTGTTTAGCCAAATTAAAAATGGACATAAGAAAAATTTCAATTGGAGCAGACTATAAGTCTGGTGCTATGCATTACATAGTAGGCCAGGATGTTTTAGGCGGCAGTTATGGAATACATCTTATACAGCATGATGTTTCAGCAGATTCATATAAGATATGGATTATGAAAAAAGATGAAGTTTTACTTTGGAAGGAATTCAAATGCACTCTACCTATATCTTTAGAATATAATATAAACTTTTAATGAAATCACCTTACTCATTTATTGTTAAACCTTATAACAATAGAAGGTATGACAACATCAAAAACTACGGTGATGTAGAGTTTATCACAAGTACTTCGGAAGAAGATCACAAAGCCTCTAATCGCTTTGCTACTGTAGTCTCTACTCCTATAAATTATAAAGGTCCTATAAAAGAGGGCGATATACTTTTAGTGCATCATAACGTGTTTAAATTTTATAATGACATGTATGGTCGCAGAAAAAGTGGTAAAAGTTTTTTCAAAGACAATTTGTTTTTTGTAGACCCAGATCAGTTTTATCTTTATAAAAGTAAAGAAGAATCTAATTGGATGGGCTATAGCAAATATTGTTTTATAAAACCATTGAAAGCAAAAAAATCTTATCTTGATAAAAATTCTAAAAATGAACCATTAAGAGGTATTGTAAAATACATTAACAATGAGTTAATTGAAAAGGGAGTTAAAGTAGGTGATGAGGTTTTATATGAACCTGACTCTGAATACGAGTTTGTAGTAGATGATGAAAAATTATATAGGATGTTTACAAGAAATATAACAGTGGTGTTATGATAAAATTTTATCAAAACGTAATTTCTAAACCTGATTTTTATGTAGAAGAAATATTAAAAAAAGGTTTTTATGATTTACCAGATGGAGAAAATTTATTTAAAAATGTTTGTCAAAAACATGAAGATGAATTTTATGAATTTCTTTTAAATAACGTACCTAATTATAAAGTTGTTTTAAATTTTGTTCGTCAATCACCATTAGGTCAAAAAGAACCTAACTACATTCATACAGATGATATGATGGGTGATTTAACTGCTGTTTTGTATTTAAATAAAAAACATCCTGATGGATATGGAACAACATTATATGATGATGATGATAATAAGATATTAGTATCCAAAGCGAAATATAATTCTGTTTTTATATTTCCTTCAAGTGTTAAGCATTCGAGAAATACATTAGATAACTTTGGTAAAAAAAACGAATCAAGATTGGTTCAAGTAGCGTTTTTAAATAAAAAAAATGAATGATTTTAAGGAAATGCTAAATGAATTAAATATTAACCTTGAAGAGTTAAATATTTATATAGAGTCAGATAAATTTAAAAAAGAAGCTGGACCTGTTGTTGATGATAACAATAAAAATTATAAAGTGTTACCTTCAAAAATAGAAGGAAAAGGAATATTTGCTTGTAAAGATTTTAATAAAGGAGATTTTATAGGCTATGGTAAGTTAAATAATACACGAACTTTAGCAGGGAGATATACAAATCACTCTAATTTAAACAATGCTAAATTTTATTATATTAAAAAAAACAGTAATTTAGTTTTAATAGCTGAAAAAGATATTATTTCTGAAGATGAAATATTAGTTAATTACAGACATCACACCTATAATAAAGAATATTATGAGTAGAGAATGGGATTGGATGGATGATTTAAGTGAAGAAATTTATCCAATAAAAAAAGTAAAGCGTATTAAAAATGAATACAAAAGAAACAAAATTAAAAATAATAGAAGCGGGTCACGAGGCGGTCAGGCAACTGATCAAAGTAGCGAAGGAAGACATTATTAAATATGGTACAGATGATGAGTTAGCTGCAGATAGATTAAAGAATGCAGCTGCTACAAAAAAGCTATGTATCATGGATGCTTTTGAAATTTTAAAAAAAATACAAGAAGAAAAAGATTTATTAGAAGGAGTTGACACTAAAGTAAATAACACACCAAAAGGATTTGCAGAATCAAGATCAAAATAAATTATATGTAGAACTAAAAAATATAGTTCCTAAAAATGTTTTGACTACAAAAAACAAAGCAAGAACCTGGACCTACGGTTATAATGAAAAATACAATTTTGTTGTAGTATCTAAAACAGGTCAAATTGATCAGATAATAAATATTAGTGGATTAAATGTTGCGCTTCCCAAAGCTCCTAAAGACATTTACAAAAGATCTAAAAAAAAAGAAGAACAATACTGGGAGCCTAAAATACTACCAAAACAATTAACAAGAATTAAATCTATATTTCAATGGCATGATACTCCTTCGAGTTTTAAAAACGAGTGGGTAGATTATATTGAAAATGAATTTAATTATAGAGAAGAAGGTTTTTGGTTTGTAAATAAAGGAGTTCCTACTTATATCACTGGAACGCATTACATGTATTTACAGTGGACTAAGATTGATGTTGGATTTCCAGACTTTAGAGAAGCTAACAGAATATTTTACATTTTTTGGGAAGCCTGTAAGGCAGATAAAAGAAGTTTCGGAATGGACTATTTAAAAATAAGACGTTCTGGATTTTCATTTATGGCCTCATGCGAGGGAGTTAATATGGGTACAATAACTAAAGATGCTCGTATAGGTATACTCTCTAAAACAGGTTCTGATGCAAAAAAAATGTTTACAGATAAAATTGTTCCTATATCTAATAATTATCCATTCTTTTTTAAACCCATACAAGATGGTATGGATAAACCAAAAACAGAATTAGCTTATAGAGTTCCTGCTGCAAAGATTACTAAAAAAAATATGTATTCAAACGAAGAGCAAGAGCTTGAAGGATTAGATACTACTATTGACTGGAAAAATACTGGAGACAACAGTTATGATGGTGAGAAGCTTCGATTACTTATACATGATGAAAGTGGTAAATGGGAGCGACCTGATAATATTTTAAATAACTGGAGGGTTACAAAAACTTGTTTACGTTTAGGTAGTAAAATAGTTGGTAAGTGTATGATGGGTTCTACATCTAATGCATTAGAAAAAGGTGGTGGTAATTTTAAAAAATTATATAACGATTCTAATGTAGGATCACGAAACTCTAATGGTCAAACTAAAAGTGGTTTATATTCACTTTTCATCCCAATGGAATGGAATATGGAAGGTTTTATAGATAGGTATGGAATGCCTGTATTTAATAATCCATCAAGTCCAGTATTAGGGATTGACGGTGAGATGATACATCAAGGTGCTATAGATTATTGGCAGAATGAAGTTGATTCATTATCTAATGATCCTGATGCTTTAAATGAATTCTATAGACAGTTTCCAAGAACTGAGTCTCACGCATTTAGAGATGAGAGTAAACAATCTTTATTTAATTTAACTAAAATATATCAACAGATTGATTATAATGACTCATTAATTATGGGTCAAAATATAACTCAAGGATCGTTTTCTTGGCATAACGGAATCAAAGATACCAAGGTAATTTGGACTCCAGATAAAAGAGGAAGATTTTTTGTATCTTGGTTACCAGAAATGTCGTTACAAAATAAAGTAACAATAAAAAATGGGAGAAAATATCCAGGGAACGAGCATATTGGATCGTTCGGTTGTGACTCTTATGATATTTCTGGAGTTGTAGTAGGTAAGGGATCTAATGGTTCTTTACATGGTATGACAAAGTTTAATATGGATAATGCTCCAAGTAATGAGTTTTTTTTAGAATATATAGCACGTCCTCAGACTGCTGAAATATTTTTTGAAGAAGTATTAATGGCTTGTGTGTTTTATGGGATGCCAATATTGTGTGAAAACAATAAACCTCGATTACTCTATCATTTTAAAAATAGAGGCTATAGAGGGTTTAGTACAAATAGGCCTGACAAAACATTTAATAAATTATCTAAAACAGAAAAGGAATTAGGAGGGATACCAAATTCAAGTGAGGATGTAAAACAGTCTCACGCTTCTGCAATAGAGTCTTACATAGAAAAGCATGTAGGTTTAGATTTAGTTCAAAATTATAGAGATAGTGATGAGATGGGTGTAATGTATTTTCAAAGAACATTAGAGGATTGGGCAAAGTTTGATATTAACAACAGAACTAAGTTTGATGCTTCTATAAGTTCAGGGTTAGCAATCATGGCTAATCAAAAACACTTGTATACCCCAGCTAAAGAAAAATCGAAAATAAGCATTAACTTTGCAAGATATAATAATAAGAATTCAGTTAGTCAATTACTTAATAAATGAAAGACGTAAAGATACAAGTAAATGCCTCTGCCTTTCCAGACCAATTTGTTTCAGATTCTGTTAAAGACACAATGGAGTTTGGACTACAGGTTGGGCAAGCAATACAATACGAATGGTTTAGGAGAGATAGTGGTTCTTGTAGGTTTTATTCACAATGGAGTGATTTCAACAAACTAAGACTTTATGCTCGTGGAGAACAATCAGTTTCTAAATATAAAAATGAATTAGCAGTAGATGGTGATTTAAGTTATTTAAATTTAGATTGGACACCAGTACCTATAATACCAAAATTTGTAGACATTGTAGTTAATGGAATGAACGACAGGCTTTTTAAAGTAAAAGCTGTTGCTCAAGATGCATTGTCAGCAGAAAAAAGAAATCAATATCAAGAAATGGTTGAAGGAGATATGCTCGCTAAACCATTACTACAACAAATAGAATCTGATTTTGGTATTGATGCCTTTCAAACAAAAGAAGAAGATTTACCAGAAAATGATGCAGAGTTAGAACTTTTCATGCAAATGAATTACAAGCCTGCTATTGAGATTGCAACAGAAGAAGCTATAGATACTTTATTCCAAGAGAGCCATTATAGTGACACTCGAAAGAGAGTTGATATGGATATTACTACTTTAGGTATTGGTATGGCAAAGCATCTTTTTATGCCAGGTGAAGGTGTTAGAGTTGAATATGTTGATCCTGCTAATGTTGTTTACAGCTATACTGAAGATCCTTATTTTAAAGACACATTTTATTGGGGAGAAATAAAAACAGTTCCAATAACTGAATTAATAAAAATAGATCCTTCTTTGACTAACGAGGATTTAAAAGAAATTTCCAAGTACAGTCAGTCTTGGTATGACTATTATAATTCACAGCAGTTTTATGAAAACAGTATGTTTCATAGAGACACAGCTACCTTATTATACTTTAACTACAAGACCACACACACTTTTGTTTACAAAAAGAAAAGTATGGCTGATGGTACATTCAAAACTGTTGAGAAGGATGATCAATTCAATCCTCCACAAGAAATGATGGATGAAGGAAATTTTGAAAAAGTAACTAAAACTATTGACGTATGGTATGATGGTGTTATGGTTATGGGAACTAATATAATGCTCCAGTGGAAACTTGGAGAAAATATGGTAAGACCAAAATCATCAAGTCAGTATGCAATGCCTAATTATGTTGCATGCGCACCAAAAATGTACAAGGGTCAGTTAGAGTCTTTAGTTAAAAGAATGATACCTTTTGCTGATTTAATTCAGATTAGTCATTTAAAAATACAACAAGTAGTTTCAAGAGTAGTTCCAGATGGTGTTTTTATAGATGCTGATGGTTTAAATGAAGTTGATTTAGGAACAGGAAACGCATACAATCCAGAAGATGCGTTAAGACTTTACTTCCAAACAGGTAGTGTTATTGGTAGAAGTTATACTCAGGATGGAGAATATAATAACGCGCGAGTTCCAATTACTCAATTGACAGCTAATAGTGGTGCGAGTAAGATGCAAATGCTTATTGGTAACTATAATCATTACTTAGATATGATTAGGTCTGTAACAGGTTTAAATGAAGCTCGTGACGGATCAAGTCCAGATCCTAACTCTTTAGTTGGTGTTCAAAAATTAGCTGCATTAAATTCAAATGTAGCAACAAGACATATTTTAAATGCAAGTTTATATATAACAAAAACTTTAGCTGAGTGTTTATCTATAAGAACAGCAGATGTTTTAGAGTATGCTGATTTTAAAGATGAGTTTGCTATGCAAATTGGTAAATATAATTTATCAATATTAGAGGATATTAAAAATTTGTATTTACATGACTTTGGAATATTTATAGAGCTGATGCCTGATGAAGAACAGAAGGCTATGTTAGAACAAAATATACAAATGGCTTTATCTAAAGAAAATATAAGTTTAGAAGATGCTATAGATATTAGAGAGATTTCTAATATAAAAATGGCTAATCAATTACTTAAAGTAAAAAGAAAAGCTAAACAAGATAGGGAACAGCAGCAGCAAATGCAACAACAGCAAATGCAGGCACAAATGCAAATGCAAGCGCAACAAGCTCAAGCTCAGTTAGCAATGCAGACACAGCAAGCTGAAACACAATCTAAGATGGCTTTAAAAGAAGCAGAGGTTAATTTTGATATACAAAAATTACAAAAAGAAGCAGAACTAAAACAGCAGTTAATGCAAGTGGAATTCCAAATGCAGATGCAAATAAAAGGCCTGGAAGCTTCTAATTTACAGTCCAGAGAAACTGAAAGAGAAAAAGCAAAAGACAACAGAATAAGTCAACAGTCTACTCAGACGTCAAAAATGATAGAGCAAAAAAAGAGAGACCTTCCAGCAATAAACTTTGAGTCTAACGAAGATAGTTTAGATGGTTTTGACTTAGCAGAATTTAACCCAAGATAAATATAAGTAATGATAGAAAAGGCAGCAGGTCCACAATTAAATCAAACAAGAGATGATTTTAATAAAAGAGTGGGTAAAAAAAGTATGCTTGGTAGAACCAAGAAAGTACAATGGGAAGCAAGGAGGCGTTTTTCAAACATTTAAAATACCCTAAAAATTAATTAAAATAAATATTAACTTTGTTAAAAATATAATCAAATGGAATTTAAAGTAAAAGCAGTAGACGCAAACGTTGAAGAAAAATCAAGGGCGCAAGTTGAAGAAGCATTATTAAAAGAACATGCAGAACAATTTGAAAACCAACAAGATAATTCTCAGCAAGCAGAAAAAGTAGATTTAAGTGAAAATGAAAATTCAACTACCGAAGAAATATCGGTTGATGAAACTAAAAACGAAGAAGCATCGTTACCAGAGTTAGGCGATGATGATGTTCTTTCGTATATAAAGAAAAGATACAATAAGGATATAAATTCTATTGATGATTTGTTTGAGGAAAAAAATTCAAACGATGAGTTACCAGAAGATGTGTCTGCGTATTTGAAGTACAAGCAGGAAACTGGTCGTGGAATTAATGACTTTTATAAATTACAAAAAGACATTGATGCTATGGATGACAATGCTGTACTTGCTAATTATTATGAATCAACTGAAGAAGGGTTAGATTCTGATGATATTCAAGACATCATTAGTGATAAGTTTTCATATGATGAAGACTTAGATGATGAGAAAGATATTAGAAAAATAAAATTAGCGAAAAAAAGAGAACTTTCTAAGGCAAAGAAGTTTCTTAATGAACAGAAAGACAAATATAAAATTCCTCTTGAGTCAAGCGGGGGTGGGTTGTCAAATGATCAACAAGAAAAAATCAATGCTTATAAAAAGTATATGGAGGAATCTAAAAGTATTGAAGATTTAAACAAAAAGAGGTACAGTTATTTCTTAGATAAAACCGAGTCGGTTTTTAACAATGAGTTCAAAGGTTTTGAGTTTTCAGTTGGTGAAAAAAATATTTCTTTTAAACCAGGAGATGCACAAGAACTAAAAAATGTCCAATCCGATGTTAATAATTTCATTAACAAATTTATGGACAAAGATGGTTTAATTGCGGATCCTGTTGGATATCATAAGGCCTTTTCGGTAGCTATGAATCCTGATAAATTTGCAAAGCACTTTTACGAACAGGGAGTTGCGGCAACTGTTGATAATGTTTCAAGAAAATCAAAAAACATTAATATGGATGTCAGACAACAATCTCAATCGGTTTCCAAAAATGGAATTACGATTAGACCTATGAGTGTAAGCAACGATAGTGGAAGAGGACTCAAAATTAAAAGTAGAAAAAAATAATTAAAAAAAAACAAAATTATGGCAGTAAATGTAACTCCAGGATTTGACTTGCAGCCAAGTGCGCAACAAACTCCTTTATCAACAAACTACATAACTAACTTTGATTTCTTGAACCAATATCTTCCAGATGTTCATGAAAAGGAATTTGAGCGTTATGGAAATAGATCAGTAGCATCATTCTTAAGAATGGTAGGCGCTGAAATGCCTTCTAATTCTGACCTTATCAAATGGGCAGAACAAGGAAGATTACACACTAAATATCAAGCTTGTACATCAGCTGCGGCTGCTGGATCTGATGATGGTGTTTGGACTATTCCAAATAACCTTACTAACTTCAATCCAGCTTTAGGTGGAACAGCAAGTCAAGCAGCTTTAAGAGCTGGTCAAACTGTAATGATCTCTGACAACACAGCAGGTTCAACTTTACAAAACAAAGGTATCATATCTGTAGCTCCAACAGCTGCTAATCCAAACCAAGTAACAATTGCTTACTACGAAAATGGTGGACAAACAATGGCTCTTGGAACTTCATGTGATATATTTGTATATGGTTCTGAATTTGCAAAAGGAGTAAGCGGAATGCAAGGTTCTTTAGAATCTGATGATTTCTTCTTCCAAAACAAACCAATCATTATCAAAGACAAGTATTCTGTTTCTGGTTCTGACATGGCTCAAATTGGATGGGTAGAAGTAACAAGTGAAGGCGGAGCAAACGGATACTTATGGTATTTAAAATCTGAACACGACACAAGATTGCGTTTTGAAGATTACTTAGAAACAGCAATGATTGAAGCAGTACCAGCAGCAGCAGGTTCTGGTGCAGGAGATTACTTACAAGGTACAGCGGTAGGAGCTTCTGTAGCTAATGAGTCTGGATCTGAAGGGATTTTCTATGTAGTAGGAAACAGAGGTAACGTATTCGGTGGAGGAAACCCAACGACTTTAGCTCAATTTGATTCTATAATTCAAAGACTTGACAAGCAAGGATCTATTGAAGAGAATGTTATTTTTGTAGATCGTCAGTTCTCATTTGACATTGATGACATGTTAGCAGAACAGAACTCTTATGGAGCAAATGGTACGTCTTACGGATTATTTGACAATGACAAAGATATGGCATTGAATTTAGGGTTTACAGGATTTAGAAGAGGTTATGACTTCTATAAGTCTGACTGGAAATACTTAAACGATCCTACAATGAGAGGTGGTATCAATGCAGGTAAAATCAATGGACTTTTAGTACCAGCAGGATCTACAACTGTGTACGATCAAGTATTAGGTAAAAACGCTAAGAGACCATTCTTACACGTTAGATATAGAGCTTCAGAAACTGAAGACAGACGTTACAAGTCTTGGATCACTGGTTCAGCTGGTGGAGCAAGAACAAGTGACTTAGATGCTATGGAAGTAAACTTCTTGAGTGAGAGAGCTGTATGTACTTTAGGTGCAAACAACTTCTTCTTATTCCAAGATGCATAGTAGACAGTAGTAATATTTACCCTCGTTATAAAGACGGGGGTAATTATTTTTTTTAAATCAAATTAAATTATATTATAATGAAAGCAAAAAAAGAACAGTACAAAGCAAAGTCGTATAGACTAAAAGGAGACAAAGCGCCTCTATCATACATGTTATCTTCACGACATTCACAAAGATCACCCTTATTATATTTTGACGAAAAAACAGGTGTCAATGAACCATTACGTTACGCACGTAATCAAAAGTCACCTTTTGAAAACGAACAAGATGGAAATGCTATTTTAGAACCTATTGTGTTTGAAGATGGTATGCTATCAGTTTCAAAAGAAAATCAAGTATTACAGAAGTTTTTAGAAATACATCCAAGTAATGGATATGTATTTGAAGAGATAAACAAAGAGCGTGATGCTGTCACAGAATTAGAACAAGTAGAGTTTGAATTAGAAGCTCAATTAGAAGCTAAAAAAGTAACTACAGATCTTTCTAAGTTGACGCAAGTATGTCGAGTATTGATGGGTAATGCTGTAGAAAATATGACAACAGCAGAACTAAAAAGAGATATATTAGTTTACGCTAAAAACAATCCAGATGATTTCTTAGACACTGTAAATGATCCAATGTTAGAGCTTATGGATGATGTGTATCAGTTTTTTAACTTATCACTTTTATCCACAAGAAACAATGGAAAAGATGTTTACTATAATCTTCCAAACAACAAAAAGAAAATGCTTACTATTCCTTTTGGTGAAGACCCCAATTTTATTGTAGCATCATTTATGAAAAGTGATGATGGTTTAGAAGTGTATAAGCTTTTGAAAAACAAGATAAAGTAATATAAATACAACTAACTGAAAATTAGCTACCTCAAAAGGGTAGCTTTTTTTTTATATTATAGTAAGATTTTAAAAAAAATAAGGCCTCTTTTTTTTTGCTATCTTTGTGAAAAGAATTAATTATGCCAATAAATGAAGTAAGAAATACTGTGTTAGCAATAGCTAATAAAAATAATTACGGATACATATCTCCACAAGATTTTAATCTTTATGCTTCTCAGGCGCAAATGGATATGTTTGAAGATTACTTTTATCAATATAATAATCAGTTAGTAAAAGAAAACCAAAGAACTTCAGGTACTGGATACGCAGATATAACAAAAGGTTTATCAGAAGTTATTGATACTTTTTATGTGGACACACCTTTATTAAACTCAGCAACAACGCAATCAGGGGATATACAAACAAATTTATATACACTGCCAGCTGATTATTATTTAATTAATAAGATGATGGTATATACAAAAGAGTTAGCTGCAGGTACTACAACCTCAACCAATGGCGGCAGTGTGGCTGTAAACGACACTACAGCAGATTTTATTGCAGCAGGAGTAGAGCCTGGAGATATAGTTTCTACTATTACAGGGGGAGTGGTTTATAATACAGTAATTTCTCAAGTTGTTAGCGCAACAAATCTTTTGGTTTTTCCAACAGCTGGTGCAATGGTGTGGAATGCTGTGGGGAAAACATATAATATATATTCAGCTAATCATATTATGGATGCTGAACGTGTTTCACAAGCTAAGATAACTATGCTAAATAATTCTATATTAACGAAACCAACTTTAGGATATCCTGCGTATACTCAAGACGCTTTAGTCGCTCAAGCTTTTCCTATTACAATAAATAAAATAGGACAACTTACATCACAGTATGTTAGGTATCCATTTACACCAAATTGGACTTATGCTACTTTGCTGGCTGGCGAACCTTTGTTTGATCCAACTGCAGCAGATTATCAGGATTTTGAACTACCTTTATCAGATGAACCTGCATTGATTGCAAAAATATGTCAGTATGTAGGTATAGAAATAAGAGAGGCTGACGTTTATAATTTTGGTACTCAAGAATTACAACAAGAACAAATAACACAAGGATAGATGGCATATATAAACGACTACGCGTATTACGCAAACTCAGGAGCAACTCCAACTAATTCAAACTGGGGATCATATCAGTATGTTTCATTAGCAGATATAGTTAACAACTTTATGTTAATGTATCAAGGAAATCATGAGCTAATAAATAACATTGAAAGATATCAGATATTATTTCACGCTAAAAGAGGAATACAAGAGTTAAATTATGATGCAATGAAGGAGATTAAAATTCTTCAATTAGACATCACACAACAATTAAGATTTGTATTACCACAGGATTATGTAAATTGGGTTAGAATTTCTCAATTCAAAAACGGTGGTTTATATCCTTTGTCAGAAAACATACAAACAAACTGGTCTTCTTCTTACTTACAAGATAATCAGTCTAATGTTTTGTTTGATGAAAATGGAAACGTTTTAAGACCGCAAGACTCACAGCTTGATTTGTCAACTATTTTAAGAGGAAATAAAAGTATTTATTTAAATCAAAACAGTCAATACAATGGAGCTGAAGGATATAACTATGAAGGCGACTGGTATTTTGACTACCCTATAGGATCACGTTTTGGTTTAAATACTGAGACTGCAAATGCAAATCCCACATTCACTATTGATAAACAATCTGGTGTAATTAATTTTAGTAATATATCAGGAGCTGCATCAGTTGTTTTAGAGTATGTGTCGGATGGAATGAAGAATGGTGTAGACAGTGAAGTACAATTAAATAAGTTATTTGAAGAGTATATATATGCTTACATTAGATATTCTATTTTAAATGGTAGATTAGGGGTTCAGGAGTATGTCGTAAATAGAGCAAGAAAAGATAAATCTTCTTTACTAAGAAATGCAAAAATACGTTTAAGTAATATACATCCTGGAAGGCTTTTAATGAATTTAAGAGGTCAAAATAAAATTATAAAATAATATGCCAATAGTTACAACAAATTTTATTGCAGGTAGAATGAATAAATCTGTGGATGAAAGACTTCTTCCACCAGGTGAATACATTGACGCTATGAATGTTCGTTTAGGATCTACTGAATCTACTGAAATAGGAGCTGTAGAGAACTCAAAAGGAAACGAGCAACTAACTACAATACAATACAATGGAGTTCCTCTAAGCTCTTCTGCTGTCTGTATAGGAGCATATGAAGATGGTGTTAGAGAAAATATTTATTGGTTTATTCATGATGGTTCAAACACTCAAAGCCCTAAAGGGGTAGTTGATTTAGTAGTTTCTTATAACACTACAAATGAGATAGTTAATTACCACGTTGTAACAGTAGATTTATTAAATTTTGATCCTAAGTTTTTAATTACAGGTGTTGATTTAATCGAAGATCTTTTGTTTTGGACAGATGATAAAAATCCTCCAAGAACAATAAATATAAACAGAAGTTATGCAGAGCCTATTTCAAACGTAGATCAAATTGTAGAAGAAGATATATCTGTAATTGTAAAACCACCTGGTTTTGAAAGCGCTGTAGGGACACATGTTCCACTACCAGCACCAACAATAAATTTTTTAAATATTTCAGGAAACCAAAACTATATTGAAAACAGATTTTTATGTTTTGCTTACAGATATAGATATGACGATGGTCAATACAGTGCAACATCTTTATTTACAAACCCAGCATTTGTACCTAAACCTTTTGCTTTTAGTACAAAAAACTATTGTAATGATGGAATGCTAAATCTTTACAATGGTGTAGAGATTAAATTTTCTACAGGAAGTTCAAGAGTAAAAGAAGTAGATTTATTATTTAAAGATACAAACTCTACTACTTTAAATGTAATTGAAAGATTTAAAAAAGAAGATTATGGCTGGGCAAATAACACAAATAAAACCTATACATTTACTAACAACAAAATATATACAGTATTAGGTAATGATGAATTACTAAGACAATATGACAATGTTCCAAGGTTAGCAAAAGCTCAAACCATACAAGGAAACAGATTGATGTATGGTAATTATGTAGATGGATACAATATAACAAGACCAGATGCGGATGGAAATAACATTGCTATTGATTATAATACAAGTTTAGTTAATACACTTTTAGGTTTTTCTGAATTACCTTTTGGTTTACTAAATAATGGTGAAACATATACAATAGATCCTAATCCAGGACAGAGCGAAAACATAGAGAACTCTAAGGTTACAATAGACTTAACAGCAATAGCTGATAAATTAAATGCTAATGCTTTGATAGGATTGACATTTGATTTTCATAGTGACAAAAGAGTTTTCTTTCCGTCTAACACTACTGCGGCTACAGAAAATGTTGATTTTGAAAACCAACCATTTACTCTTAATGTAAATATAACTTTAGATCAAGACTATGCAACTCCATATGATTTCTTTAACAGTCCTTTGTTTGCAGAACGTATTGGAACTATTCTTAATACAAACTTTCAACCTCTTGCTACAGCAGATCAAGGAAACTCATTAACAGATTTTTTTAATAATGAACTTTCTTCTCCAGCTATAGGAACATATCCTTTTGTTAAACATAATAGTAGTATTACAGACGCGACTAATCAGCAAGGTTTTACACTTTCTAATTTTGCTCCAGGATCAAATACGTGTGACATTCAAGTAATTGCTATGGCTTTTCAGAGTACGGATTTAACTAATCCCTCTTCTCCAGTAGTAACCACACTATATGAATACTTTAGGTTTGTTAGCGTTCAAGGATCATTTAACACAGATTTAGATACAGGTAGTTTACATAGTGATCGTGACTTTGAAACAGGTATTGTTTATAGTGACGAGTATGGAAGATCATCTACAGTTTTAGTTTCTGAATACAACACTGTTTATGTAGAGCCTGGTAATAGTGTTACAGCAAATAGTATACAAGTTGCTATATCTTCAAGGGCGCCTTATTGGGCAGAAAGATATAAGTTTGTTGTAAAGCCAAGTAAGGGAGGTTATGAAACTATTTTTTCTAACTTTTATTATGTTAGGCCAAGTGATAACATGGTGTTTTTTAGGCTTGAAGGTGACAACGCAAACAAAGTTCAAAAAGGACAAACTCTTGTGGTTAAAGCTGACGTTAGTGGACCTCTTACAAGAGTAGAAAAATGTGAGATTTTAGAAATAAGTGCAGAGCCATCTAATTTTTTAAATGACGTAAATGAATATGGTGAAGACTCTTTTCAACTTAAAGGTCTTTACATGTTAATCAAAAATCAAAATTTTGATATTGTTATTCCAGAGGATTCTATTATTGAGTATGGAATGATTAAAAAAAGAAGTGCTTCAAGAGGATGTACAGACGCCAGAAAAATTGGGTATAAATGTTTTACTACAGATTCTGACACAGGTGTTACTACAAACTACGAGGTTCCAGGAGGTTCAGTTATTAGAATAGAAGTAAGAATGTTTCGTAATGATACATTTAATGGAAATAGCTGTGAAGAAAGAGAGTGGAAATGGGAGCAAGAATATGTTGCAAGTAGAGATTATGTTGATATGAGAAGATGGTGGATTGGAGATAATGTAAACCCATCTCTTGGTCTACCTGGAAATATCTCGCAAGAAACAGATATAATAAATGATACTACTTTAGCAACGCCTAATGGAACTGGTAATGATGTTGCAAATAATATGGCGTGTACAGTTTGGGCTGTAACATTTCAATGGATACAAGATAGTAGTCAAGGTGTTAATGACCCTTTATATTTAGGCGTTTCATCTGGAGTTAAAGGATGTAATAGACCTTGGCCTCAAAGCGACAGAACTTCTGATTTAGAAGTTGAGCTTATAGTTTTTAGAGCAAACACATTAATGGTTTTTGAAACAGAACCAAACGATGCGAATGCTGAATTATATTATGATGCATCTCAATCTTTTCCTATATCTCAGCCTGATGGATTTCATATGTCTGGAGTTAATTCAGATTTAGGAGACCAAAATCAAACTGCTTCACAAGATGCTGTAATAAATTTAAATTTTATAGATTGTTATACTTTTGGAAATGGTGTTGAAAGTTTTAAAATAAAAGATCAGTTAGCTGGAAGACCTTTTCAATTAGGTCAAAGAACATTAGCTGTATCTAATCAAGATTTTAAAGAAGCTGATAGATTTGAAGGTATAACATACAGTGGAGTCTATAGTAGCAATAGTGGTGTTAATAACTTAAATGAATTTAATTTAGGTTTAGTAAACTTTAAAGATTGTGAAACATCTTTCGGTCCTATACAAAAAATGCATCCAAGAGAAACTGACATATTAGTTTTACAAGAAGATAGAATTACTTATGTTTTATCAAGTAAAAACTTAATAAGCGACAGTACAGGTGGAGGTGTTATTGCATCTATTCCTCAGATATTAGGAACTCAAATTGCACGTATTGAAGAATTTGGTATTAGTTATAATCCAGAAAGTTTTGTCTCTCATGGTTATGATATGTTTTTTACTGATGTAAAAAGAAGTGCTGTGTTAAAATTAAGAGGTACAAGCAGGAACAATGATTCTTTAGAAGTAATTTCTGATATGGGAATGAGGTCGTGGTTTAGAGATGAATTTCATAACTCAATACAAACTCAAAAATTAGGAGGATATGATCCTTATATGGATGAATATGTTTTAGGAATGAATTGTAAAGAAGTTCCTTTACCACCAGAAATCTATCAATGTGGATATAAACTACAAAGAAATAATTTAGCTGTTGGGTCGTCTAATGCAATTGTTAGCGATATAAATTATGGTTCATTAATTGGTACAGCAGGATTTAGTTATAACGTTACTTCTGGTTCAATAATTATTTCTGTACTATGGAATGGAACAACAACAACAAGCTCAACGCTAACAGGTAATGGAACATTTACATTTGATAAAACTTTAAACAGCCCTGCTATTGCAGAAGTAACAATTACAGCTGTATCAACAGCATCGTTTGTTGTAACAGCTAACTGTGTTGAATCAGAGTCTATAACGGTTGTAAAAGTAGTTATGAACTCTCCAAATGAAAGTGGAGAATTTATTCATGCTGAATACTTTTGGGAGGATAGTGTAAATATTAGTCCAGTAGATTCAGATTTAGCAGAGTTTGGTAATAATAATTTAACAGCATCTTACTATGACGCACAAGTTGGAGTAAGATCATTAGGAGTTTTTCCATACGATGGTGTTGATTTAACAATCAGATCTAATAAGATTAATTTTGATACATATGACTGGAATTATCCTAACGATAATTTTAAATATTTATCAAGCAATACCTTATACTCTAATAATCAGGCTGATATAGCGTCGTTGTTAGCAGCTGCAACTACAGTGCCAGACAGTTCGGTAACTAATCCATCTGCAGGCCTGTATCAAACAACTATTAGTAGTTTATCATTGCCTACTGCAAATCAATATTTGTATTTAATATATGATTACAGATTAGTTAGCTGTCAAGAGTTTTGTTATGACGCAAGTTCAGCTGCAGCAGCATGCTGTGAATGTGCATTTACATACACCGCTTATCCAAGTAGTACTGTGTTTACCGTTGAAGCAAATGTTTGTAACCAACCATTAAATAATACATACTATCATTCAGGAAGTGGAACTTTGCCAGCATATGGAGATTTTGTATATTATGCATCAGATGGTGCAGTTGGTAGTAATTTAGGAGTAGGACTCTATAAGGTGAGCGCAACAGATTATATAACAGTAAATCAATTTGGCTTAGTTACTGCGGTAACTACATGCCCATAAATAAAATAATAAATGGCAGCATTAGGAACATATTGTTTTGATGGATTAAATTTTTCGCAAGCTACGGCTTTGTATACAGATTCAACATTAACAACCCTATCTCCTGACGGATGGTATTCTCAGGGAAATATTATAAGACAACAATTAAATGGTGTGCTGTTAAATGCACAACCTTGTGGAGAATGCTTAGTTCCTTGTGGATCAGGTATCAATGCTTCTTTTAGTAGCAATGGATTCTTTAGTGCAGATGTTGACTTAGCAAGTGATACTGGAGCAGTAGTTTTATATTTTTATATGGGTTCTTCTATACCTGATGGTGTTTTAGCTACATATAACTCTAATACATACAACAGACTTACTTGTCACGGAAACCACAATACTGATACTATCGTTGATGGAGCTAATAATCAAGTTGATTATGCAGGTGTATTTAATCAAGGCACTGGAAGAATTACTTATGTTGGAAATAGTAATCCATCACTATTAAGTGATTCACCTTATAATAATATACCATCTGGCTCTTGTACATCAGGTGATACCCCTCAGAATTATACATATACTGGATCCGCGTATGTTGCACAAGGTACTTTTGAAACAGTAACTGTAGCTTCAAACGAAATTGGAGTTAATCCAGGAACAGCAAGTAAAGTTTTTACAATGGTTGTTCCTAAAACTTCAGCGGCAGTAACTTCAATAAACCTTTTAATTGCTGCGCCTATGTGTGGTACATTTTTTAAATGGGAGGTAGATTGTCCAGTGGCTTTACCAAGTTTTTATGGGTCAGCGTCTCAAAGCACAACAGCTTGTGCAACATCGACAACAACATACTATTTTGCAAGAAACGCCGTAGGAACATCTAATGTGTTTACGGTAGACACAAATATAATTCCAAACGTGGGTAACTGGGTTTTTACAGATTCAGACGGATCTACATATTTAAATGACACGTCTCTTTTACTTTATTACATAGTAGGTGGAACGACTGCAATAGGTGTACGAAATGGAGTTGTTGTGTCATCAGCGCCTTGTTCAGGAGGTTCTACTGGGTCTAATATAGTTATTGAAGGTTGTGAAACAGGAAATATAGAAAATGCAGTAAACACATACAACAACGTTCTTGGAGACGTTATAGAAATTCAAACTGGTACTCCAGGAGCAGGAGCGGTGTATTGTGGTACTGTGATTTCAGTAAATCAACCAGGACCTGCAACCTCAACTGTTTTAAATGGACAGGCAAGACCAGGATGTAACGATACAATACATTGTTTCCAATAATAAAAATATATATTATATGAGTTTAAATTGCGAGTCATACACATTATCATACAGCGAAACATCTAAAGGATGGCCGTCGTTTTATTCATTTAACCCTGACTTTATGATAGGGATGAATAGTTACTTTTATAGTTTTAAAGGTGGTAACATATGGAGACATAACACTGGAGTTAATCGTAATACTTATTATGGTCAATTTAGAAATGCCTCTATAAGAAGTGTTTTTAATCCTGAGCCAACACTAAGTATAAAATTATTTAAAACATTGTCATATGAAGCCACTACAACTGTGGATGATACTAATCAAGCAAGATGGGAATGTACATCGTTGTTTACTGATTTGACAGATGGCAACCCAGGATCTATGTTAGATACTTATTTTGAAGAGAAAGAAGGGGAGTGGTTTAGTTATCTTAGAACAAATTCTGGAACAGTAAACTGGAAGCAAAGATCAGCTAATGGTGTTGGTGTATGTACTAATGTAAGCGGACCAAGCACCGCTGTTATAGTTACATTTTCAACTCCTATTGGAACAATTTTAAATATTGGAGATAATGTTTATGCTGCTACTCTGACAGCTGGAGTTGCAACAACACAGCCTATTTTAGCAGGAGTAGTTACTGGTAAAACTTCTACAACCATAACAATAGATAGTTCGTCAGCATCTGCTACAATACCAACGATTGGACAGTTTATAATGTTTATAAAAAATGCTGTAGCAGAGTCTCATGGAGCAAGAGGATATTATTTAGAGTTTGAGCTTGAGAATGACTCAACAAACCCTGTAGAACTGTTTTCTGTAGGTAGTAGCGTCATGAAAAGTTATCCATAGAAATTTGCTATCTTTGTTATTAAATTATATTTAATGGAATTTAATATACGAAAGCTTGAAGAAAAGGATTGGGACACATTAGTGTCTTGGTGGGATGAATGGCCAGATTGGCAAAATCCTCCAAAAGATTTTTTACCAGACAATGGCACAGGCGGTTTGATGGTAGAAAAAGATGGCACTCCTATTGTTGCGGGATTTATGTATTTTACAAACTCTAAGGGAGTTTTATTAGAGTGGATTGTTTCTAATCCTTCTTATAGAGATGACGACAGGCAGGATGCTATTGAGTTTTTAATTTTAACATGTGAAGAATACATAAAGGCTAATGGCAAAAAATATATATTCAGTATTGGTAGAAATAAACATTTAATAGATACTCACAAAAAATTAGGGTATAACGTAGATACAAAAGTGTCTCATGAAATAATAAAAAAAATATAGTATGGCAGCAGCAACAGCAATAGCAGCAACAGGAGTAGCAATAAGTGCCACTTCTGCTGGTATGAGTTTTTCTCAAGCAGCAAAAGCAAGAAAGCAAGGTGAAAAAGCACAGAAAGCAAGTAAAGAATTAATGAAGGAGGCAGAGCGTAAGGCTGAAGTTGAATTCATGCAAAAGTTAAATGTACCTTTAGATGCTTATGGAAGAGAAGAGCGTCAAATTATACAAAGTCAACA